GTCCTGCATGGCTCTCAGGGCTGATCCGGAGCCGCGAGGAGGCCTGGCCTAGTGCTCGCCAGGGCCCGGCCTCGCGGACGCCCCAGATCGCCCCTCAGGGCTTCGCCCTCGTCGCCCTGTCAGTTGCCGATCACCGAGGGGTCGCCCCCGCGGAACCGGATGTTCTTCTTCAGCCAGGTCATGAACTCGTCGTCCGCCTGTCCGCCGACCCACTCGACCTTGAGGGCGCCGCCGCCCCCGGCGTAAGCCGGCATGCGGGCTGAGGCGACCGCGGAGGTCGTCCTGGCCAGCTGCCCGGAGAGCCCGGGCATGCCGTCCTGGAGGCCGCCGACGAGGCCCTTCATGATCGCCTGGCCGTGCGGCCTGAGGAGCACCGCGTCGTAGGCGATCGGGCCCTTGTGCGCGGCGATCCACGAGGCGATGCCGCCGATGAAGTTCTTCACGGCCTCGAACCTGGAGATGATCCCGTTCAGCAGGCCGCCGATCAGCGCCGAGCCCGCGTTCCACAGCAGGCGCTCGAAGCCCTGGGTGAACCGCATGATCGCCCCGGGGATGGAGCGGAAGAAGCCGACCACGTTGTTGAACATGCGCTTGGCGCCCTGGGTGATCTGGTCCCAGTGCTTGACGATGAACAGCACCGCCAGCCCGATGGGCCCGGTCAGGATCGCGAGCAGCAGCGGCCAGTTGTGCTTCACCCAGTCGACGGCGAACATCACCACCTTGACGATGTCCTTCCACGCCCCTATCCAGAAGTTCCGGAAGGCGGCGCTGTGCTTCCACAGGAGCAGGAAGCCGGCGACCAGCAGGCCGATGCCGATGATGATCAGCATGATGGGGTTCAGCGACATGACGATGTTCAGGGCCGCCTGGGCGATCGCCCACAGCCGCGTCGCGATCGACACCAGGTTGATCTTGCCGGCCAGCATCCCGATGCCGGACACTATGCCCGACGCCGCGGTCCAGCCGGCCTTCACCATCGTGAAGCCGGTCGACGCTAGCGACAGGCCCTTGTAGGCGGTGAAGCCCCAGAGCGCCAGGTTCACCAGCTGCGGGTGCGAGGAAAGCACGCGGAGCAGCATCAGGAGGCCGGGGGTGAAGTTGATCAGCAGCTTGATGCTCTGGATGCCGGAGCCGCTGCTGACCGCCGAGAAGATGTTCTTCAGGGTTGCCCCGAGGTCCTTGCCCGCGGCGGCGATCTTGGGCCAGTCAGCCTTGGCCTTAGCCATCCAGGTCGGCACGTCAGCCTGCTGGTCCGCCCACTCCCTGAATCGCAGCGTCAGCTTGGCCAGGCCGCCGGTCATCGTCGTCGACACCGGCAGGAACGCGTGGAGGAGGTCCCCCAGGCCGGCGACGATGTTGCCGATCGAGTGAGCGATGTTGAGCAGGTTCGGGCCCGAGGCCTTGGCGAAGTCGCCGACGAACCGCCCGAAGCCGGCCGAGCTGGCGCCCTTGTCGATCTCGTCGATGATCTGGACCAGGGCCTTCGACGTGGGCGCCAGGAATGGCTGCAGCCGGTCGAAGATGTCGGGGAGCGCGCCCAGCGCCTCCTCGGCGACGGGGTTGATGAACTTGATATTGGAGTTCGCGAACCCCTGCCATGACTGCGTGAAGCTGGCCATGTTGATGGTCAGGCGCTTCTGGTCCGCGGACATGCCGGCGGTGTCCTGCGAGAACTTCTTCATCAGGGCGGCGCGAGCCTTGCCCGTGGCGTTCATCGCCTGGACGTAGGTGGAGGCCGCGGTCGCCGACTCGGAGAAGACGGTCTTGGCCACCAGGCCGAAGACCCCGAGGCCCGCGCCGGCCGCCAGGCCTCCCGCCGCCAGCCCGCCGAGCGCGGTGCCCAGGATCATGACCGGGGCCGGCCCGATGGCGACCAGCGCCTGGACGCCGATGAGGCCCTTCTGCAGGAGGCTGAGCTCCTTGAAGGACGAGGCGACGCCGCCGGTCGCGAAGCGCGTCAGGGCGGAGCCCATGACGCTCAGCTTCGACGGGCCCTGCTCGGCCTCGCGGTTGACGCCCTTGAGCTCCTCGCGCAGGATAGCCAGCCGCTCCGCCGCGGCGGCGGTGTCGATGCCGATCTTGAGCTCGGGGTGCTTAGCCGACAGCTCGTCGGCCTTGACGTCAACCTCGTCGATCTTGGCCCGCGCGTCCCGGTTGTCGCCCAGGAGGAAGAGGCGTACAGACTTGTTACCCGCCACGGTTAGCCTTCTCCATCTCCTGGGCGTACTGGTCGATGTTGACGATCAGCTGGAACAGGTCGTTAAGCCTCAGGACGTCAGCCGGCCGGACGCCGCACAGGTGGGCCAGGGGGAACGCGTACTCCGCCCGGAGCTCGCTCACCCTGGCCTTCATGAACCTGGCGGACGAAGGGCTCAGCCCTCGCCGGGCTCCCCGGCTTTTCCCTCCGCGGCCTTCGCCTCCGCCGCCTTCAGGGCGGCGTCGCTGGCGCGGGTCAGGGCATTCAGCCACTTGACGGGCCGCACCGTGGTCTTGTCGAGGCGGGCGCCATCCTCCCCGTTCTGCCGGCGGGCCAGCCAGAAGGAGAAGGTCAGGCAGTCCAGCTTCCCGTTCTGGATGCCCTCCTGCAGGGTGCGCAGGTCGGGGATCCCGTACCGCTCCATAGCCCGCGCCTCGTCGGTGTCCATGTCCTCCATGTCGAGGACGTAGGACTCGCCGCCGTACTTGACGTCGAGGGGGCCGATGTCAACTGTCTCGCTCATGGTCGCCTCATTCTGTGTACCCGTGCTCCTCGGCCAGGAGGAGCGCCTCGGCCGCCGCGTAGATGTCGGCGGCCTTCTCTACCGTTGCCTTGCTGCTCGCCGCGCGGCTCATGTACGGCCTGCGCGGCTGCTTGTACCAGTGAGCCCTGTCCCCCCAGAGGGGGTGGCGCTCCGCGAACTCGAACGGCGCGGCGTTGGGGGCGGCGTCGCCGTCCGTGACGATCATCGCCTGCTGGTCCTGGTAGCCCGACACGTACGTCGCCGCCGGGATGCGCCGGCTGAACTTCGCCGCGTTCCTCCGGGCTTGCTCCAGGAACACCTCGGCGGCCTTGAGCACGGAGGGCCTGGTGGAGCCGGCCCTGACGCTGAAGCCGACGGGGGTCGCGAAGACCCCCGACTTCTTCGAGTAGCGGCGCTGGGCCGCCTTCGCGGTGACGCCCCGCTGCTGCCTCGTCTGCTTGCGCCTCGGGACGTGGAAGACAGGGGCGTCGCTCACGGTCAGTCCGTCGCGTCAATCGTCCAGTACAGGACCTGGATCGGGTTATTCACCGCGTCGTCGAGCCCGGTGAAGGGCACCGTCTGCGTGACGACCGCCGGGCCGCCGACCTTCGGGGACTCGCCCTCCAGGAAGATCTGGGGGACCAGGATGGTCAGCTGCTGGTGGTCAGAGCCGGAGCCGATCGGGTCGCCGACGAAGCTCAGCTGCAGGGTCGTCGGGGTGTCCGCGGCGAACGCGTTGTACCGCGCCTCCGAGTTCAGCCACTCGACCATGAACTGGCCCGTGATCTCGCGCTGGTCGACCTCGACCTGCTCGGCCTTGAACCCGGCCGACCCGAGGAAGTAGCGCTCCGTGTCCAGGTGGCTGGCGTACTTGACCTCCGCCGACTTGACGTTCCCGGCGACGACAGCGCCCGACACCGAGGTGATGCCTGAGGTCGTGGTCGCCGTGCCGCCGGTCAGCAGGGTCGCCTCGCGGAAGTGGAAGACGGAGTTGGTCGCCGCCTCCGTGAAGTTCGCGAGCCCCGGGACGGAGCCGTTGAGCGGGTCGCCGTTGCCCGCGCCGGCCAGCTCGTTGCGGCCGTCCAGGTTGATGGCCAGCTGCGCGAATGCCCCGGTCGCGACGGAGATCGTCCAGTCAGTCCACTTGGTGCCGACGTACGTGAACGGCAGGGCCGCGGTGCCGTCGACCGCGGGCACGCCCTTCTGCCAGCACATGGAGTTGCCGACCATGGAGCCCGGGGCGTGAGTGGCCGAGTAGGCGCCGGTGACGCCGTCCTGGACCAGGTTGGCGTTCGACTGCCCCTTCGACCCGAGCAGCCACTTGAGCAGCGGGTTCAGGTACTGGGTGGGCAGGTCCATGTTGATGCCGCCGCTGACCCCGTAGTTGGTCACCTTGCGGCGCGAGCCCCGGTTGTGCAGGCCGCCGGCGCGCAGGCCCTTGCCCTGGACCACGGTCTTCTTGAGCTCGAGGCTCTCCGTGTTGAACTCGTAAGGGCGTGCGGTCGTCAGCGCCGGGGCCACCCCCCACGTGGCCTCCGGGAAGGCGATCAGCTGGGCGCCGATGCCCGAGGGAACGAATACCATTCTCAGCTCCTAGCTGGGCAGTGACTCGACGCGCTGCTGGCAGCGCACGGAGAAGTCGATGTTCGCCGCGGTCAGGCCGTTGGCGTCCGCGGTGGTGGTGATGTTGAAGTTGCCGACCTCGGCGAACCGCACGGTGTCGTTCAGCTTCGGGTTGGCGCCGACAGCCAGGGCCAGCTTCACCCAGGCGTCCATGAGGGTCGAGAGCCGCCGCGGGTTCTCCTCCCCGGGGCCGCCGTCGAAGTAGGTCAGGGTGCAGACGAAGGCGAACGTCTCCTCGCGCCGGTACCGCTGGCCGATCTCCGCGGGGACCTGGTCGCCCGGGATCTCGTTGACCTGCAGGGTCAGCGGCTGCGTGAAGGTCCCCAGCTCCTCGCCGTACCAGACCGTGGAGTCAGGCGGCAGGGCCGCCGCGGCGATCGCCATCAGCTGGACGAGCGCCGCGGGTATGGCCGTGCCGACGGGCAGGGTCGTCATGCGATGATCGGGTCCCTCCGGTCGGGCTTCAGCATCTGGATGATCGCGTCGGGGACGCCCAGGTTGATCGACGTCACCCCGGCGGACTTGGTGAAGTCCTGGTTCAGCTGGTTGAAGATCATGCCCGTCTGGCCGGCCTGGGCCGTCCGCTGCTGGCCCTGGCGGTACCAGACGCCGACCAGCTCGCAGAAGGCGAGCGCGGCGTTCGCCGGCAGCTGCTCCCGGCCCGCGTGGTAGGACACGCGGATGTTGTTCCGGCCGGGGATGAAGGGCGTGTTCACGTTGCCGCCCGCGCGCCTGGTGATCAGGCCCGACGCCGGGTCGTCCAGCGAGTACGCGTAGATCGACAGGGCGGGGACGGTGTTGACCTGCTGGAAGTCCAGCTCCTGGTCCAGGTAGCCCCAGCCCTCCTGCACGGACACGACGTCCAGCACCGGCTTCTGCCGCAGCCAGACCTCTAGGTGGCCCCCGTCGTGGAGCTCGCCCGTGACCTTCTTCTTGACGACGTGGCCGACCTCGACCTCGATCGCGCGCGTGGCCGCGTCCATGAGGAACTGGATCGTGGAGTCCTCGGCTGACGGCGCGTCCGGGTTCGGCAGCCTGAGGTGCCGCTTCACCCGAGGCAGGGCGGCGATCTCGGTGATGGCCATTCCTGCCGGCTCTCCTTGGATGGTCCTGTAAGGCCCCCAGGGCTAATCTGGGACACCTCTGCCTCCCCAGCCTTGCGAGCGCTAGGGGGCCTCACGTGGACAGCCCAGATTCGACCTCTGGGCTTCGCCGCCGCCGGCGAGGCGAGTTGCCGGCGGCGGCGAGCTAGGCAGGGCCGGTCAGGTCGCGGCCGGCTTGACGGTCACCGCGGCGCGCAGGTCGTTGGACCGCGAGTCCCACCGCATGTAGCCGATGTAGCCGATCTGCAGGTTGTCCGCGTAGCGCTCGTTGAGGCGCATGACGCCGGACTGGTTGACCACGCGCTTGACCATCGCGGTCTGCATGTGGCCGAATACCGGGCCGCCCGTGGTGCTGGCGGTCAGGTTCGGGATGTTCTGCGCCACCTTGACCGGGTAGCCGAACAGGGTGCCGATGGCGCCCTCGCTCAGGCCGTCCTGCAGGTTGATCAGCGGGCGGCCGTTCGCGTCCACCTGGCCGCGCAGCCCGATGATCTGGTTGTCGTTGAAGTACCAGCAGGCGCCGAGGGCGCGGTACGCCGGGTCGACGGCCGCGATCATGCTCAGGAGCGTGGTCGGGTTGACGGTTTTAGCTATCTTCTGATTTGT